CCTGATGGTTATGGAGCGGCAAAGCCACTTCTTATCAGCATTCAAGTTATTGGCGGTGGTGGAGGTGGTGTTGGTACTGCTACTTTAACTTTTAATGGTAACGGTGGTTATCGTAATTATTTTGGTCAAGGAAACTTAGATGCAGGAACTGTTACATCACCCTCAACTGGTAATGGCGCTGGCGGTTCAGGCGGTCTTTGTGCAACTCAACTTTATTTAACATCTAACTTAACGGTAACTGTTGGCGCCGCAGGCGCTCGCGGAGGCTCAACCTCGGTTACAAATAACGAAAACATGGGCGGAAACTTCTCACATAATGGCAATTATTCAATTACTATTCCTACTTATACTACTGGCGTTGCTGGTGGAACTGGCGGAACAACAACTGCAAGCGTTTTACAAGCCACTGGTGGTGTAGGTGGAACAATGGCAAGTTACGCTGGTGGTCGAAGCGTTCGAAATGCTTTTGGTAACTACGGTGTTAAAGATTATATTTATGACAATTACTTAAATAATACATCAGCCGGAGCAGGCGGCACACCTGCTGGTACAACAGGTCTTGCAACACCACTACTTGGAACTTTGGCTGGTGGTTCTGCAAACACAACTCCAGTACGCGGTTCTTTTGGTATTGGTGGAATTAGTACTGATGCTGGTACTTCAACAGGTGCTGAAGGAACTGGTGGGGGATATAACTCCATCGGCGCTTCAGGAGCAGTAATTATTACTTGGTGGCAATAGGAGATAAAATGGGACTAGAAACATTTGCACTTATTAACTCAAGCGACCAAGTTGTTAATCATGTCGTAATCGATAAAGAAGCAGATAACTTCGAAACGGTTATGGCTGACCAACTTGCATATTGGAATTGTATCCGTTATGTAGAAACAACAGAAGACAACTCTGCAATTATTTTGCACCCTTCGGATGAAATTTGGACAACCCATAAAGAAGATGAAGGATTTGTTTTGCCTGATATGAAACTTTATTACGAGACCCTTGGCATACCCGTAGAAGAAGATATATCAGAAGATTCAGAATACGAACCAATAACAATTAATGGCAGAGTTTATCCTTCCGATTCTTTACTTATTAAAGAGAACGCCTCAAAGCGTCCTGTCGGTTGGGTATTACCTGAAGATGAAACTGAAGTGTCTTTAAAAGATAAAGAGTGATAACACTTTAAATTGTATTGAAAAAAAGGCTCATATCTAGTAGGTTGTAGGTATGAGCCTTTTCAATAAACAAATAAAACCTCTTGAAATAATTTTTACTCCTTTTTCTGAACAGATTCTTGCTTCAGAAGCACCTCCAGTTCCTAGCGCATCAATTATGTCATCTTGGTATAAAAAATTACCGCGCTTTGTAAACAATTCTCATATTCCTATTTATGCACATGGCAGGCCTGACTTAAAAATGTGTGCGCCCTTTAGAGATGTAATGACGCATGGATATTTATTAGTTACTCCTGCCGATATAGAAATAACTCGTATGGCAGATGGCACTCCTGAAATATGTTGGAATAAAAATTATCCTGTTCAAATTATAGATAGCAGAGGCAATACCAAGTCTGAAGAAAATCAAGGACATGGTATGGAAATTCCTCCCGGTTGTGATTCAATTATGTTTGCTTGGACCGCAATGTGGGGAATGGAAACCCCAAAAGGTTATTCTGTATTAGTTACTCAACCATTTAATAGACATGAACTGCCATTTGTATTAACAAGTGGAATTATGAATTCAAACAAGATTATAGATGGTGGAGCATATCCATTCTTTCTAAGAAAAGATTTTACGGGAATTGTTCCCAAAGGAACTCCTTTTGCTCAAGTTATACCTATAAAAAGAAACAACTGGAGAAGTAAATTCACACTTCCAAACCCAAAAAGAAACAGCAATTGGATAACTTTAAGAGACTCACATCTTCATGGGTATTATAATAAGTTCTTCAACGAAAAAAATACTTTTAGATAAAATGAAGACAGTCTATTGGTCTCCGTTTGCTCAACATGAACGGTATCCTTCTGTTCAATTAATGTATGACACCCCAGATGCCTTACTAACAGACCTTCTTCCTCGGCGTAATAAAAAAGCAAACGGAGATAACTGGTTCCAATGCTACGCATTTCAAGCATCTGTTAAGAACACTTTTATTTTAAGAAGTCCTTTTACTACCTCATTTGGAGTAGATGATGAACTTGGAATAATTCCAATTAATCAAGACTTAAACAATTTAAGCAATATGGAGTTTATTGTAAAAAAACAACCTTCGGTAATTAATGCTTACACAATTGCTGTCCGTGGCTTATGGATGTTTTGGAGCGAAGAATCATTGGAAATAACAACAAGTAATCCTGAGTATCATAGAAAGCCTTATGATGGCTATTATGTAGGAGGTTCTTTTAATATAGGTAAATGGTTTAGACCAATAGAAGGTGCTATTCAACTTAATGAGGGAGTTAATACAGTCTCTATTAAACGAAACGACCCTCTTGCTTATGTGAAATTCCATACTGACAAACCAGTTCAACTCAAAAGGTTTTATATGACTAAAGAATTAGAAGAACTTCATTGGGCTTGTATTAATTATAAACAATACGACCCACATAGAACCCTTCCGTATCTTTATAACAAATTTACAAACAGAGGACTTCATACTATTATTACAAAAGAAATAAAAAGAAATGTGGTTGATTAATGAAAAAAATTACTTTTACTCTACATAGTGGTTATGTAAAAACTGGAAGTGTTGCTGATATTTATTATCCAATCCCTGCTAGCAAACAGGTTCCTGAGTGGTATAAAAAACTACCAGCAAGCCATGATATTTCATCTTTAAAAGCGTCATCAGATACGGAAACAATTAAAAGATGTATGCCTGTTTTTGATATTTTAACTTCAGGATATTTTATAAAAACATACACAGACATTGAAATATCTAAAGATAAAGATGGAACGGTTAAATGGGATTGGTCATCAAAATATACGCCATTAGACCCAGTAACATCACACCCTCAATTTCAATTAATGGGATATAAAGATAAAATAAATGAGTCGCTTGTAGCATTAAAATTCACAAATCCTTTTTCTATTATTACTCCTGAGGGATACTCAGTATTAATAATTAATCCACCTCATAGACAAAGTTGGGGAGGTAAAATAATGGAAGGAATTGTTGATACAGATAAGTACTACGCACCTATTAACTTCCCATTTATTCTTGATAGTGGGTTTGAAGGTTTAATTCCAGCAGGAACAATAATTGCTCAAGTAATACCTTTCCGCCGAGATTCTTTTGAAATGAAAATTGGAGGAGAAAAGGAAAGAAAAATGATGGAAACCTCATCAGCAATAATTAGAAGCGTATTTGTAAACGGTTATAAACTTTTCCTTCGAACAAAAAAGACTTATCAATAATGAACATTTTTATTACGGGATTACCTCGAAGTGGTAGCACATTATTATTTAACTTACTCAGTCAAAACCCAGAACTAAATCAAATTGCAAAAAGCAGAGAATGGGGTATGGATGAGACTTTGCCGGATTTGTTAAGAATGAATTCACCTAAAATCATTATTACCTACCGACCAATTCTAGAAGTTTTAGCGTCTTTTGTGCAATTAGCAAATAAGTATCCTGAATCGAACTTTATTGATAAGAGTATGATTGAACATAAATTCTTACCTCTATCCTATCGTCCAATAAATGATGCTCGTTGTGATTGGTTAATGCGCCCCTACGGACCAATAGATGAAGCAAATACTGTCTTTAAAAATATGGGTATCTACAAAGAATGGTTTTATCTTGTTAATTATGATGACTTGTGTTCAAATACGGAAGAAGTGTTGTCCGACATATACAAGTTTTTAGAGATAGATAACTTTGCTCACGATTTAAACAATATACCCCAGCACGATAATTCTGAAGATATGGAGGCGTTCGGAATTCCAACACTTCATACTATTAAGCCAGTTATTCAAAAATCCACTACAAATCCAAATGAAATACTTTCGGAATATGTAATACAAAAATACTCAAATGCTATGGACTTCTTTACAGAAGGTTGGCTTCAATCTGAGCAAGGACTTTTGTTCTCAAGCCGCTTTGCGTGAATCTTTTATACAGGTTGGCTAAAGGTTGTTTAGGTAAGTTAAACTTATGGGAAACAGTTGCATCTGATATCGTATAAAGATATTCGGTCATTTGGAATTGAACAAACTCAATGTTATTTTCATTAGGAAAATTAAAATATAAATGAGCCTCATCTTTTAAAGCCTTAAACTCATTTACTCCTGACCATAACTGAAAGGCTGGAGCAGAAGGTCTAAACCACTTACCAATATCAAAGGCTCCGCTTGGTGCGTGTGCGTATTGAGAGTAAGAGGTCTGATGAAGAAAGGCTGGGCTGGTTTCCATTATCTGAGGCGTAGGCGAAAAGAAAATCCTATGGTAATTCCAATTAAAAGCATAAGAGTTCTCATATAACCCAGTTCGTTGTTCAATAACTTCAGGTCTATTTGTTATTAATCTATCTTTAAACATAACTTTAAGGTCATAAGGGAAAGTGCTGTAAAAGGTATTGCTATGTTTGCCTCGTATGGCTGGACAAGCAACATGGTTCCCACCTAAGTGAGTATTTTGAGTGCTAGCAATATGTCGAACAAGTGACTTAAGTTCTAAATCAGGTGTAGAGTCTTGATTAAAAGCCGCCCAATAGATAGTCTGAGTTCCCATAGGAGGAGTCTAATGATAATTCAAATCATCGGTCAAGCAGGTTCGGGTAAAACAACCCTTGCTACTGAATTAGCAGACCGCGTTAATGGTATTCATATTAACGCCGATAAAGTACGAGCCGACCTTAATCAAGATTTAGGATTTACTATTAAAGACCGTATTGAGAACGCTCGCCGTTTAGGTGCGTTGGCTCGATTGCTTGACGAGCAAGGTCAAATAGTTATTGCGGACTTCATTTGTCCAACCATGGAAACAAGGGATGCTTTTGGAGTTCCCGACCACCTTATTTGGGTTAATCGAATTAAGGAAGGTCGCTTTGTAGATACCAATAAAATGTGGGAAGACCCAATTAACTTTGATGTTGAAATCCCTGAAGGTATGTCCGTAACAGAAGAAGCCGAATTAGTTATCTTCCATTGCGGACTTTACGATTGGCGCAAACCAACAACTCTTATGCTCGGTCGTTACCAACCTTGGCACGAAGGACATCACGCTCTCTACGATGAGGCTGAGAAGCGAACAGACCAAGTAGTTCTTGGCGTTCGTAATACTTATAAAACAAGTGAGAAAGACCCACTTACTTTCTCCGAAGTAAAAACCTTTATTGAAGCCGACCCGAAAATGCGTCACGCTATGGTCGTTAAGTTTCCTAACATTACTAATATCGTTTATGGACGAGATGTTGGATACAAGATTGAACAAGTTAAACTCGGTGATGAGATTGAAGCAATCTCGGCTACTCAGAAAAGGAAAGAGATGGGGTTATGAAATCATTTGAACCTTTCACATTTAGACATATCCGTAATGTCAATGTTGGTCGTATTCAAGAGTTAGTTAATCAACTAACTGAAGAAGAATGGCTTGAAAACACTTCGCGACAAGTTACTTTTGAAAACCACGCACTTACTCAGACTTACTTTCTTCACGATTGCCCCTTAGACTGGCAAATAAATACTCCCTATCAAGGAACAGTTACTCATCCTGACTCAGAACTATGGGCTGAGATTTATCCGATTGTTTCTTTCCTTGAGCAATATCACAACGGCAAAGCAGGACGAGTAATGCTTCCTAAACTTATGGCTGGTGGTAATATCCAACCTCATCAAGACGGTGGAGATTACTTAGATGTAGTTCGCCGCCACCATGTTCCCATTATTACTGCACCCGAAGTTCTTTTCTTTATTGATGGGCGAGGAATTAATATGCGCGAAGGCGAACTGTGGGAGATTAACAATATGCTTACACACGAAGTTCAAAACCCTTCAGATATAGACCGCGTTCATTTAATGGTGGACATAATCCCTAATGGGTATCTAGGATGAATGTAACTAAATCTCGCTCCTTAGCCAAAGCCTTTACATGGAGAGCAACAGGAACGGCAGATACTTTTCTTGTTGGTTGGATTGTTACCGGCAAAGCATCTACGGCTGGGCTTATCGCTGGAGTTGAAGTTCTTACAAAAGTAACTCTTTACTATTTCCACGAAAGAGCGTGGAACAGGGTAACTTGGGGTCGGCGCGTGTAACATATAGGTATGACTTTTACCTATGTTGGTCCAGCGACCTCTGACCGCGATAAGGTCCGCTTTCTTATTCAGGATACTGATTCAACCGCTCCTCACATGACCGACGAGGAAATTAATTGGCTTATCTCAGAATGGGCGGATGTTTATGATGCCGCCGCAAACGCCGCTGATGTCCTTGCTGGTCAGTATGCTCACAAAGCCGATTACTCCAAATCTGTTGGCGACCTATCTTTAAACGAAACCTTCTCAACACAATCATTGCGTTTTTCTACTTTAGCCTCAAGTCTGAGAGTTACCCGTATGCGCCGTTACGCTCCGTCATGGGTTGCAAATGCTGATGCGCTTAAATCCACAGCGGACCGGAATGTAACTACTTACAATACAGATGCGCACCTTGGTCAAATGGATAACCCTCGTTCAGATATTCAAGAAACAAGTACGTTGTAATGGCACTACCTTCAACTTGGCAAGGTCCTGAAGGTATTGACGCTAAGTTTTACGAAATGATGCCGGATACAATTACTTTTAATGCTGGTTCTGCTATTGATAAATATGGAAAGCGTACTTATGGTGGAACAGTCACATCCGCCCGCGGGCGCGTGATTTATGAAACTCGCCTGATGAAAGATTTAGAAGGTCAGGATATTGTTTCAACTGGTCGCGTGATTCTCTATGGTGCTTATGCGTCTCTAACTCTTGCCGATAAAATAACTTTACCTAATTCAACTACGCCAGTAATTGTGGGGCTTGAAACCAAAAAAGATACTGGTGGAAATCATCACACGGTCATTCATTTTGGTGTTTAATGAAAATTATATTTCCTGACCTTGAAAGAATTCAAAAAGCCCTCGCAGAATCAGGACCAGCCGGAGCAAAAGTTGCGGCTATGGCTTTACGCAGTGAGGCGCAAGATGCTTTTGCCGTATCTCAAGATGAGGTCCCAGTTGATACCGGAGCGCTGAAAGCCTCTGGTCGAGTTCGACCTGAAACCGGAGTCTTCACCCGGGCGGGCGAGGTCTATGTAGAACTCACCTATGGTGGCACTGCTACCGAATACTCAATTTATGTTCACGAAAATCTTGAAGCAAATCACCCTCATGGTAAGGCAAAGTATTTAGAGGACCCTATGACCCGTCAGGTTAACGGCATAAGTGGGCGCATTGCTGATAAAGTTGAGCGGGCTACGAAAGGGATGTTACGTTGATACTTGAAGCGCTAGGTGATTACCTGCAAACTAATTCCATAGGAACTCTTGGAACTAATATCTTTTTAGGCAAGATGCCTGCCTCACCAGATTACTGTATTTGTTTATATGAATACGAGGGCATGGCTCCTATGCAATCTTTTGGTGGCAACCCTTACGACGTTGATATGCCCCGTATTCAAGTTGTTGTAAGAGGCGGTCGCGACGATTATCCAACTGCTCGCGATGGTGCAAAATCAATCAAGGACATTCTTTCTGACATAACGGACGTTACGATTTCTTCAACGAAAGTCTTGCGTGTCGCTTCCCTAGGTTCAACTATTCCTTTAGGCTTGGATGACAAAGACAGGCCACGCATTGCCGCTAACTTTCAAGCGTATGTAGAAAGATAACGATGAGCGAGCCCATAAAAGACCCATACGGAAGGGGCTCAAATCGTGACGAACTCCCTAAATGTTGGAGATGCGGCAGGATACTCGCAGAGTATCTCACCGTCCCATACTCTCTCAAATGCTCTCGATGCAAAGCAGTCAACCAGCACATTTAAAGACGGTCTTACTCAACTTGTAAACAATCCAAAAGTATTTGCAGGACAAGAATGTTTTGTTGGACAAGTGCTTGCTAATTTGAATAACGATGAAGCGTTACTACTTCACACCGCGCTCGCAGATAAAAGAATCCGCCATGTTGATTTGGTCAGGTTATGCGAAGCCGAAGGTTACAAAATGAGTGAGGCCACAATGCGCCGCCACCGAGCGCGTGGATGTCGGTGCGAAAGGTGACGTTTGAAGACCGAGTAAATGCGCTTGTCGGTCAAGCCGAACAAGAAGAACGCGAACCTCCCAAAAGAGACCGCAAGGCTCAATGGATTCCGGGTATTGAATGGAAAGGCGATGAAGGCGAAGTAACTACCCTTCCAATGGAAGGTGAAGTTGCTCCTGATTGGTCAGGCGTTCTTCGCATGTGGGGATTGGACCCAGAATTTTTTGCAGTTGTCGAACCAGTTTTATTTAACGTATGGGGCGACCCGCTTGGCGCACTCAATCGCCAGTGG